ATGACACCAGAACACGCCATTGCCACAGAGATGCTGCTATTGCAGGCCGAGGAGGAGATTTCAAAATTGAAAAATGAAATTCAAATTTTGAAAAAGGAACGCCAAGAGGAGGCTGATATACAGCTTAAGATTGCGCTCAAGGCTGACCATTACTACATGCAGCTCCAGGCTATCCGTGAGGCTGCGTTTGGCGAGATCCACGGCATCACGGCTGAGGATCTGTCCTTTATGAGCGAACGAGAATGAGCGAGAAGCCCAAGCGCAAGAAACGAAACGCCGTGTACCGCTCCCCTGAGAGCAGGGCACGGCAGCTCGCCGGTTTGGCTAACGTGTCGATAGAGAAGCATGTGCCTGGGGTCGTGCAAGAGAAGGTAAACGGATTAGGGGCGCTTGCCGGGATCCCGCCGGAGATACAGAAGAAGGTGCTCGATCTGTTCATCACAGGGCAGCACAGCCGGGCTATTGCGATGCAGCTTGGTATCAGTGAGCGGAGCGTGGACGAGATCAAGGTGAGTGCCCTCGACATGGATAGCCAGTTCAGGAATGCGTACTTCAACACGAACTTGAAGGCCAAACTACAGTCGGTGATCGATGGCGCTGCACAACGGGTCATGGAGCTAATGCCGGAGATGTCCGCGAAGGACGCTGTGCTGGCCTTGGGGATCACGCTGGACAAGTATGCTAACCTAGAGAAGAACAAGGTGCCGGATCAGTTGCACCAGCATGTGCACTTGCACACGAACAACGACATCTCTGCCGCTTTCATGGCGGCCCTTAAGCCGCCGAAAGCCCCTGACGAACATGTTGGAACGATTGAAAACGAGTGATGCTATCGCCGAAATGCGATGCAAATTGGAGATTCCAGTTCCAAATTTCAAATCCGAAATTGAAAATCAAATTTCAAATTTCAAAATCAAATCTCAAATTCAAAATTCAAATTTGGTTTTACAGAATGGGATTGACCTGGCCAATGAGGTGCATGACCTGCGCGATCTTACCGAGCGGTATTGGCGCATCATTCAAGCGCAGCACGTTCGGATCGCGTTGCTAGAGAGCGACTTGCAATGTGTGACGATTGCGAAGCTCTAGAAGAGGAGGCGGAGTTCTATGCTGAGGAGGCCGCGCGATGGCGGAGCATGTACGAGGTATCACATAAGCGGGAGGTGCGGTTAGCCCGGCAGCTTGCTATGTTGCTCGAGAGTCTGCGCAGGGTTGCGCGTAAGGTGCGCGGAGTGGGAAGGAATTAAGGCAAAGAAAAGCCCCTAGGCGCGAAACCTAGGGGCGTTTTGGTGGTTAGGGTATCAGTCTCCCCTTCCAAGGGATTCCCTTGATGTACGATTGCAATGCTGGCCATGCGCAAATAAATGCGCGGGCTTCATGCGGGCGCTTGGTGCGGATATCACGGGCGACACGCGAGAGGTACGAGTAAGCGGCTGCTTGGTTGGTTCTCATGGCTAGTGTAAGCGATAAACGACAGTTTGAACGTCTTTGTTCCAGCATGCCCGGCAGTCTCCGCATTTGTTGCCTTGTGTAGGTGCCGGACAGGTGCCGTTTGTGGAGGAGACTTCGCTTGTGGTGACGCCTAGGCCTTCAGCTAGGCTGTTAGGGCCTGCCCGGTCGACCATATAGGCCGAGAGACGTACCGTGAGGTTCGGAGGGAATGAGCCGAATAGCTCAACGTACTCGGAAACGATACCATACTCCTTCGTTGGCAACCAAAAGCGAATCTCAGGTAATGCAATGGCAATGCGGACGATTGCCTTCAGGGTTTTGATCGACTGAAGGTCGCCGGAATCAAACCAACGGAAAAAACCGCTTTTCTCCGTTGCGCGTATCTTCTCGATCATGGCTGGCACCCATTCTGGGCTTTCCATTAGAGCCAAGCGTGCTTGTAAGGTTCTCTGCACGTTGGGCATGCGGTAGAAACCTTTGAGAGCGTAACAGCCATGGCAGACGGATCCCTCAACCTGTGCGAGTTTGGAGCCGGTTTTGCATGCGAGAGCGGGTACGGACCAGCCTTGGCAAGGCATTTTAGAGGGCTGTGAGAGGGTGATATTCATATGGTTTGTTTGTAGTGTGTTTGTTTGGAGCGTCCTTGCTCCCATCTGGCCACCCCGTAGGGTGACCAGCGCGGGAACCTAGGCACCTTTTTTCAAACGATATTTATTTGATCCGCGCACCCAGTCTACGCACTCACGCCTAGTCGGCGCGCCATGTATGCTAGCGCAACGAGTCGCCTGCGGATCAATAGCATGCCATCCAGTTAATGTTTTGCTAATTACGACCGATTTTTTCCATGCTGTTGGTGTTTTGTATCTCATTTGTAGTGTGTTAGGGTTGATGGTTTACTTGCGGTTTACTTTGCGCCAGTCGCAATAGACTGACGCCCAGAGTGATGCTGTGACGAGCACGCAGCCCGCAGATGCGAGCATCAGTGCAAGGCGTACATACGCAGCGTATTCGAGTGCGTTCATTGATTCGGTGGTCATAGGATTACGCGTAAATTGCTGTTTCGATGCGGGTGACGATCGAGGACGGATGTGTTTTGCTGACAATACGTTGCGCGCCTCTGTAGGTGAGACGATAGCGACGATTGAGCCAGATCTGGCGCTCCTCAAATGCTTGATATTGCGGGCAATAGGTTGAGATGGTAACGATGTTTGCGATCATAGGATGTTGTAGTGTGTTTGAGGTTGTTTATGCTGCGGGATTGGTTGCGAAAAGGCGACGAAAAAATGGCAAAGCGTTGTAAGCTGCGCACTTAGCTTCGTGCTTTGCTTTAGCTGCGGCCGCGCGTGCTGCGGACGCCTCAAGCTGCTCAAAGCGAGCAACTTCGCTTTGTAGTACTGGAAGCAAGTGCTTTTTCATTGGGTTGTTATCTGTCCAGCTAAGTGCCTCATTTAGCTGTGCTTGTGCGTCTGCTTTAGTGCGGATTGCTGATTGGGTTGTCATACGGGTGCAAAAGTACGCCACCCCGCATAAGTACGCAACAAAAAAGAAACGACAGGCAAAGAAAAGTGATGTGCCTGGTGCGTGCGTGCGGCTCGGTGAGTGCATGGACGATGCGATCGTGGGACGTGATGCGGAGTGCGTGCGGTGCGTGCGTGCGGCGGAGCAAATGTGCGGAGCGGTGCGCAAATATGCGGAGAGCGTGCGGAGTGCGTGCGAGAGCGGAGAGCGTGCAGCGGAGTCGGTGGGCAATACCCGACTAGTTTGGTAGGGTATTCGATTCGTTACGGCCTCCGCGTCACATAGCATGACCGCGCGCACCCGCGACAGCCCCGCGGCTCGTGCCCGGCAGCCCGTTCTAGCCCGTCAATCGTGGTCCGCCGAGCACCAAACCGGCCGGTCCGTCACCGCTCGTTTGGCCGTCCCTTGCAAGCTGTTGCGCTTCAGTAGGTTGGCCACAACACAATACAAGACAAGTCATATGGAGTGGCGATTCTACTCTGTAAAACCGGCCACAGGGGCGGCGGGGGTTCCACCTGGTTATACGACGGCGACGGCGACGCATAACCCCCCTCAGATTTTTTATTTGCAACTGGCCCCCTTCGCGCTTGCCCTACGCTTGTAGCTTGGCCTAGCCTGCGTATGGCAGCGTGTGTACATGCTGTGCCGCTGGGGGCAATAGACACGTTCTGTGGGGGGCGTGTCGAGCGGGCACCCGGTTAGCTGGCCCTTGTTGGGCGTAAGCTTGCGCTGCCACTTCTTTTCGGCTACCGTCGCTAGTACTATGACCAAGTACACACTCAGCGAGAAAACCGTTAAGGCGCATCTAGGGAGCGCGTATAGGCCGTTAGCATACAAGCTGGACGAGGACTACATCGAGCGTAAGGCGTTCAAGGGCATTCGACGTATCTATAGGAGCGACCTGCTTGATGGTACGTTAGCCTGCGAGGCAACTGACAAGGAATCCTTGACGGTTGAGCAGCCGAAACTACCGGCAGATGACCATATCGGTTACAGCACCAAAATGGTTACGGAACCTAAGCATATCCCGGTACATAACGAGAGTACGCAGCAGAAGATCGTGTACTTGTACCCCAATAAACGTTGGGTACGCACTGACGTCGAGGATATGGTATTTGTGGGGATGAAGGGACTTAACTTTCGCCAGGGTCAACACATTTGGGTTAAGAACAAGACGCTATGCATAAGATGACGCTTAAGGACAAGTTGGCGGTATATAACAAGCTTGAGCAGCTTAAAAGTAAGCTTAAGTCGCTTATGTTCGCGTTAAGCGCAGGTTATGTTCTGCATATCGCGCTTAAGTGGGCGTTAAGCTTGGTGAATGCACAAGAGATGCAGCTTAACACGTTTGAGTTGGCTATACTTTGGATTATCTGTTCTTAAGCATAAGCTTACTTCTTACTGAGTAGTTAAAGTTAAGCTTTATCTTACACTCTTGTTTCGTGTTGCCGTTCGCACTAGGCTTCGCCCAGATGCTCACTCTCGCAGCTAACGCTGCTCACCGGAGGAGATAAACAATCCGGCAAGGAGAGTTGCGAGTGAGCATAGTACCCCCAAGACTCAGCATTACTGCCTATCTTGGGGGAGTACTATACAAAAAGGAGATCAACGATCCGTATAAGTGTCGTCGTTCGTTTCGCAATTACAGTCATGAGTGATGGCTACCCGTTCGGGAAACTCTTGCCCTTCTCGTAGGCGTGACTGTCAGCACTCTGCAACTTTGTGACCGAAGCAGATGTTTAATCCAACTCAAGAGGAATAGTTGGAACCATTTAGTCGCTCGTGCGTCCGATGTTTCAGGTGGCGCAGAAGGTACACGGTCGTTATTTGACGACAGAGCGAATATAGAGCATCGTAGTGAAAACGTCAACGTGTATGAATGAAAAAAATCAAGAAATTGTAGAGAAGGTTTTAGCCTATAAGCTTGAGGAGCATCCTACGCTTCCGTTGCCGAATAAGCGGCAGCGTTTGGAGATGATCGAGAACATTGGCCCGGAGAAGGTGCTTGATCTGTTCCTGATGCGCGAGAACAAGATTAAGGCTGAGCAGAACGATCCTATGCGGTATGGCCACGAGCTGCCGCACTGGCCGGATGCAGATAAGCTGCTAGACCGCTATAATGAACTGGTCGTCCTTGGTGGGAACAGATGCCTAGCTGGCGAGACGATCTTAACAGACGCAAAGACTGGCAAGAAACAGCGTATAGACGCGATTACGGAGCCTTTCTGGGTAAAGGCTATGGACGACAGCGGACGTGAGGTTATCTGTCAGGCTGAAGTGCCATTTACGAAAGATCCTGCTCCTCTGTACAAAGTGGAAACAAGTTACGGAGTTTCGTTTGCTTGTTCAGCGGCGCACCTGCTTCTCTGTGCTGACGGCGAATGGCGGCCACTTGGTCTATTGCCTGTTGGATCGCAGCTTTACCCTGTTCCGTCCAGTTTGGAGTCTTGCCAACCAAAGTGGCTGCAAGGTGTTCAGCGTTGGTCGAGAAAAGCTCTAGGTTTTCTGGGCGATTGTCTTGGACGTTGCCATTCCTATGGTGAACGACTTCTTCGCTGGAAAGATAGCGGCCAAGCATTTGCTCCATTACAAGACGATGCTTTTGCACATGAGTCTTCTTGCGAAAGTACTTCCCGTTGGCCTTCTGAGCGCGGATCAAGTTTGACGTTAAGCAAGATGGGTGATTGGGACTGTACTCAAGAATGTAACCAGACTTGTCAGTCCTCTCCGGTCCTTTCCAGTTCTTGTGGCCTTCTCCAGAACGTGGGCCGGTTCGTTGACACTTTATGCCGTGCTTCTTGCAGGCTTTTTGAATTAGCTTTGTTGGAATGCCAAGTTGTTCTCCTATCCATTGTTGGGTTTTTCCTTCGGCTATCCATTCGCGCATTTTCTCAACTGGGTAGATGTATAAAGTTTTCATTGGGGGAAATAGTATTCCGCACAACCTATTTACGCAATGATATTGTTTGGGATTTTACCGTTCCAGTATATCATAACTATAGTTATGCAGGGATAAACCATCACAACTCAGGCAAAACTGAGTACGCTGCCAAACGTATGGCTCAGGCTTTTGTAGGGACTGATCTTAATGGCCAAGCACCGTCCTGGGTAAAGGAACGCTACAACAAGCGTAACATCCGCATCTGGTGCTTTCACACTAACCACATGACCAGTGTGTCAGCCCAACAAAACGTCTTCTACAAGTATCTGCCGCCTGAGATCCGCAACATCAAACGTACTAATCATACACAGATTAGTTTTAGCCAGAAGAACGGGTTTAGCGACAATACGGCGGTGTATATGGGCAACCAGATCTGGTTTCTCAACTACGCCCAGGACATTAAGGTCGTCGAAGGTGGTGAAGTGGACTACGTTTGGTGCGATGAACTTGTCCCGCAGAACTGGCTCGATACCCTGCGCTACCGTCTAGTCACTCGGTCCGGCAAGCTCATCGTTACCTTTACGCCGGTGCAAGGCTACACCCAGGTCGTGAAGGAGTACATCAACAGTGCCAAGGTAACGGCTACCCGCAAATCTCCATTATTACCCAATAACAATGTTCTAACGGTCCCTAAAGGCGAGATGCCCTATCAAGCGGAGAACTTGTATGGTAGACATGCCTG